GACAGTGCCAGGGAGCTGGCGGCAAGAGCGCTGAGAAAGGTTGTTGAAAGAACCCCTGTGGACACCGGGCTTCTGCAGTCTGAGTGGGCTGTGGGCGAGGTATACAGGGAGGGAGATTTCTACAAGGTAGAGATATATAACCCTATGGAGTACGCCTCTTATGCTGAATTTGGTAACAGAACGCTCAGCGGTACTGGCTGGGTTGAAGGTCAATTTTTTCTTACCATATCCGAGCAGGAGCTGCAAAGACAGTCCCCGGCTATCATAGAGGCCAGAATAGCAAAGAAATTAGGTGAGTACTTCAAATGATATTAAATGAAATAATTACAGGCATAAGCGAAGCTATAAAAGCGGAGTTTGGAGAAGCTTATGGCGTTTATACAGAGCTTGTAGAGCAGGGGCTAAATGAACCCTGCTTTTCTATTGTGTGTGTAAGCCCTAAATCATCAAGGTTTTTAGGAGACAGATACTATAAAGAGAACAGGTTCTGCATACACTACTACGCTTCTACAGCAGATGTAAGAACTGAATGTATGGAGGTCTTTGACCGGTTGGCAATGTGCCTTAACCGGATAACTGTATCAGGTGATGAAATGAACGGCACGGATATATATGCAGAGGAGCCGGATAATGGGGTGTTCCATGTTTTCGTTAATTACAACCTGTTTATGAGAGAGGTTAAAGAAAAAGAAACTATGGAAACCTTATCTCACACAGGCAGTGTTGCCGAGGCTTGTATTAGGCTCGTTTAACACTGCAAATATTGTACGCTGTAGGGCGGCTAATATGCACAGGAAAAAAGACGAAGGGCGTTTAGATTAAGCAGCTATGAATACGAGGTGAGCGAATAATGAACAGCAACACTTTTACAAAAGAACAGCTTTTAAACTCTAAGGATTTCAGCAACAGGAAAGACATACTAATGTCTCTAGTCAACGATAAAGAGACTATTACAAAAGAGGAAGCAGAGAAAAGAATTACTAAATTCATGAAAGGCAAGGTGAAATAAATGGCACTTGGGGGAGGAACATTTTTAACACAGAACAAAATACTGCCAGGCAGTTATATCAACTTTATATCCGCAGCCAAGGCTTCGGCGGCGCTGGCCGACAGAGGCTACGCGGCTATGGGTCTTGAAATGGACTGGGGTATTGAGAACGAGGTATTCTCAGTAACAAATGGAGATTTTCAAAAGGAAAGCCTTAAGATGTTCGGCTATGATTACTCGTCTGATAAGTTAAAGGGACTTAGGGATTTATTCCTTAATCTCAAAACACTGTACGCCTATAGGCTTAACGGCGGCGGGGCTAAAGCGGCTAACACATTTGCGACAGCAAAATACAGCGGAATAAGAGGCAACGCACTTAAGGTGGTTATACAGGTAAACACCGATGACGAGGCCGCCTTTGATGTAAGCCTTTATATTGACGATACAACACTGCTGGATAAACAGACTGTGAAATCTGCGGCAGAGCTTAAGGACAACGACTATGTAATATGGAAAACAGGCGCAACGCTTGCGGCAACAGCCGGGGAAGCTTTAACAGGCGGTACAAACGGTACAGTTAACGGCGCGGCTCACCAGGCGTTTCTTGATAAAGCAGAGGCCTACAGCTTTAATATACTTGGCTGCCTTTCGACCGAGGAATCGGTAAAGGGTCTTTATTCGGCATATACAAAGCGTATGAGGGACGAGGTGGGAGCAAAGTTCCAGCTTGTTGTCCATAACGAACCATACGACTATGAGGGAGTTATAAACATCAAGAATAATGTTGTTAATGAGACCGGTTTCCCTGTATCCTCGCTGGTATACTGGACAACAGGAGCGGAGGCCTCCTGCAATGTGAATGCTTCGCTTCTTAATAAGAAGTATGACGGAGAGTTTGAAGTAGAGGGTGCTTTCAGATATAAACAGCATGGTCACTACAAGCGATACCAAGGGCGATATATTTAAGGAAAACCAGACAATCAGGGTATGTGACCAGATAGCCAATGACATAGCTAATATTTTCAATACAAGATACTTAGGAGTTGTGCCAAATGACGCTTCAGGCAGAATAAGCCTTTGGAACGATATAGTAAAGCACCATGAACGGCTCCAGGAAATAAGGGCTATAGAAAACTTCTCTGAGGAAGATGTAACCGTAGAGCAGGGAAGCGCTAAGAGAGCTGTTGTAGTCTATGATAAGGTTACAGTAGTAAACGCTATGGCACAGCTTTATATGACTGTGGAAATTTCATAATGTAATCCTTGCTCAAATATGTTTGAGCAAGACACTCGGTTTCAGCCATGCGCGAACCTCTTTAACAGCCTTGCTGTCCTATGTCGGTTCGTTTATAATCGGCTGAAACCTTATTGATTAGGAGGGGTTGTAAATGCTTAATAATGCAATAATGAAAGGCAAGGACGCGCTTTCAGCAAAGCTTGCGGAATGCTTTGTAACAATCGAGGGCAGAAGATATAATTTTATGCAGGCCATAAACCTGGAGGCTAAAACAGGAACGGGAAGCGCTACATTCCATTACAATACGCCTATTTTCCGTCAGCTTCTGAAACGATACAAAGATACAGGAGAGGACGTATATTTTGATATACAGATAGCAAATGAGGACAGCACAAGCGCGGCGGGCAGACAAACAATTATTTTAAAGGACTGTAACCTTGACGGCGGTATACTGGCAAAGTTTGACGCTGACGGGGAGTATCTTGATGAAGATATGGACTTTACCTTTGAGGATTGGAGTATGCCGGAAGAATTTGCAATTCTTGAGGGAATGATGTAAATAGCTCTTTAAATCCCTCCTTTTATCGCTTATAATGGAAATATAAAACATAAGGGGAGGGGTATTTATGAATAAAAAAAGTTTTATTATAGCTGTTGTTTTAACTGCCGCATTGGCAACCACCACTTTTGGTGCACAGGTGAAAATTGTAGTTGACGGTACAGAGCTTTCGGCTTCGGGGACGATTGTAGACGGACGGACACTTGTGCCGATAAGAGATGTCGCGGAGGCATTTGAGGCAAAGGTTGACTGGGACAGCGCAACCCAAACGGTGACACTTTCAAAGCCTGACATAAGGATTGATAAATATGGAATAGCTACTTCCAGAACAATTGATATTAAAATGACAATTGGCCAACGCACAGCACTAATTTATGGATTGGAAAACTTTGAAATGGATGTCCCAGCTCAGATAATAGACGGAAAAACTATGGTTCCGCTTAGAACTGTGGGCGAATGGTTTGGTGCAAAGGTTGTATGGGATGATAGTACAAAAACGGTTAATATTACCAAGGATCTTAATGACAGCGTAAGCGATGCGAAGTTGCAGAATACACAACAGAAGCTGGCGGAAAAAGAGGTGTTGGACAGACTGGCCGCTCCGATATATATTGAGGGATATAATGAAGATGAAAGGCCTCAAGGGGAACCTTTATACGGAATGGGGCTGGAATGGCTTTCGGAGAGCGATTTGAGAAGAAAAGAAATTCTGTTTAATAATTTCTCAAGCAAAATAGGACTTTATGAGTATGGTAATCTTAGCGGAAGCGTAGGAGACATGATTTTAAGCCTAGCCGGATATGATGATACAGTCACAGAACAAACAGTAAACGGTATTAGAATAAAAATAGATAGTGGTGAACCATATTTTTCGGCGGCTGATTTGAGGACAAAGGGAATAATAGAATAAAAACCTATTTTTAAGCACCCACATAAAGGGTGCTTTTTTAATGGAAAAAAGGAGGAACATAAATGAATTTATCAACTTTTTTTAAGCAGAACAAGAAACAGAGAGAAAATACAACATATCCGGTTACATCAGCATTTACAGATGAAAATGGCGAAATCGCTGAATGGACTATACGCCCCCTCACATCAAGGGAAACGGAAAATATAAGGGATACCTGTATGATTGACATTCCCATTAAGGGAAAGCCGGGGGCTTATCGTCAGAAGCTGGACGCGGCTAAATATATCTGCCGTCTTATGGCTGCCTCAGTTGTTGAGCCAGACCTGTACAACGCAGAACTTCAGGATACATACGGAGTAAATACAGCAGAAGAACTTATTACT